GATTTCCTCTTCAAGAAGGGAATGACATGGGGTAAACCCAATTTCGACCAACTCTTGGAGTTCATGAGGCATGCGTACGATAACAGGGTTCGTCATATGGATCACGAACATACTAAAAAGCTCGTTGGGAAGGAAAACGTTTTACAGGAATTCATCCTGAATATAATTGGTGGCGAGAATGATAAGACCGATGAGAATAGTACCACTCATGAGTGAACCCTTCTGAGCGATGATAGTCATCACGAGGTCGTCGAGAGGTTGGAAACCAGTGGGTTTGGTGATGATACGAGGTATGAGAACACTTATAGTGATGTAAAGAGTCATCGCTATTATTACAGGCCTAAGACTTTCTTGGTCTAGTATCATTTACTATACTACACGATTTTCTTTCCAATGACTTCCTTGTCGATTCTGTGCTTCTTACAGAAATCTCCACACACCGCCTTGAAAGAACACTGCTTTCCCGACATGGTTGTCGCCATGCAAATTTTACTCTGTGAACGCTGCTGCGCGGCCCTCACCTCCGGAGCCTTATCAATCACGATGATCTTGCGCTCATCCTTCTTAGCCTCGTGCTTTTTGTAAGCCATCTTACACTTCCACGTTGCGTCCGCGAGTTTGATGCATCGCTCGTCCGCATCGGGAAGGCGGTGCATCTTGACGGCGCTCGCGAGACAGTCCTGCCAAAGTTGATCACGAATGACTTCCATTTTTGTTTCTTACTTTTCACGTTTTTATGATTTACTTAGGTGTTTAAGCTTCACCTCCGATTTCTGCGAGATAAATGTCAACTTGTCCCGCAAATTCCGGACACGTCTCAGTCGTCTTTTTGGTAACCATGTCTTGTACGTTGATCACGTGCTCAGTGAACTTCTTAACATCGATTCCCGTCGCGTTGTGGATCTGACTGTTCGTCGCGATATCTTTGAGAGCGTAGAGATAAGCCGCCGCGTAGTTCGCGTGGAGAATGGCCACGACCGGAGACTTATCTTGTTGTGCCGCTGTCGCATACCTGGCCGACTGGCGCACGAGTTTTTCGATGGAGTGTTTCATACCTCTCGTCTTGTTCTGCATCATCACGATGAGAATGAATATGGCCACGATGAAATAGAAGTACATCTCTTAAGGTATCCGAAGAAAAATTATCACCATAAGTTATGGCGGTGGATAAAGATCTACTCGTAGTGATGAATACTATAGATGATACAAAAAATCACATGTCAGAAGGTCAATATATCAAAACATGTGATTCTATCAAGCGAATACACAAAAAGTTAAGCAGACCCAAGGTCGTCCTCCCGGGTTTTGGTGTGTCATTTCCAATGAAAATGTTGTTTGCAGTCTCAGTAGTGAAAGTAGTAGAGAGTATTAAAAATGTCGTCACGCGTTAAGCTAAATCAATCTGACACTCCTGCATCTCTTTCACGTGATCACCTTCATCGTCACGGATTCGAGTAAATACATCATGAAGACTCGTCACATCGTCGTAATAATCCGAAGCTACGACTGGTGCCTTCTCGAGTGAGAGACTCGTACCATGATTCTTGAGAAACTCATCATACGTGTGATACGCATGCTCTTCAATCTGTTCAGACAGGTTATACGCCATACACGGGGACACCACATAAATCAAACATGTGAGCCAATAGTAAAAGAAAGCTACGTGTTGTGCAAAAAATCGATCCGCGTAGTGCTCGTCACCACCCAACTCTTCCATGATGAGAAGATGATGGTATTCGTTTACGGTCTGTGCAAAATGAGTCTCCAAGTAATCAGCCTTTCTCCACAACCCTAATGTTTCGTACAGGTGTAACACGGAGACGAACGAAAAATAGGGAACTCTGGCGACCGTTTCGAGAACATAGAACCGAGCGTAGTCGCGCCCCTCGTAGAGTTTATCGATGACTTTTACTGCCGAGCCCACCGCGACCTTGTTGATACGGCGTTCAATCTTACGCACTGGTGCGATGGGCTTCTGGCAAAGGACGAGCATGTATTTTTCTATAGATTAATATTTTTAAACCTAAGTGAAGACAAACTTCTTGAAAAGTAAGAAAAAACAATGACTTACTCGAACGTATCACTCGTCGATTTGATCCGCGCGGGAGAGCTTCGCGTCGGTAGCTACGTTTCATGCACCCTTCCCTATAACAGAGGCGTTTGCAAAGGGGTCCTGCAATCAAATGGGAAAATCGCTTTTGGGATCGGCGGGAGGACCGCACCCTTTTCCCTTAACGAGTTTGTGGTAACAGTCTTCGGTCGACCTACCAACGGTTGGATGTGTGTTTATGACGAGCATGGCATGACACTCTATCAAGTTCGAGCAAGGTTCCGTCGTGCCAGAGGAATCGAACCTATGAAAAGACGAAACGGGAACGTGCACCGAACCCACCATGAACCAACCGACGCCTTTGATCAGATGAGAGTGGTGGAAGTCGTTGTCAGAGACGGAAACCAAGAAAGAGTGATTCGAACCTAAGTTAGAGAATAAGTTTTAATAAAAATCAAGAAAGTATGGAATCAGTTCAAAAGCTTAGCCATATCGAACACGTTTTAAAGCGACCAGACTCCTACGTGGGTCCAGTTGATTTGAGCGCCGAACCTTACTGGATTCTCAATGGGAAGAAATTCGAGAAGAAGAACCTCAAGTATTCTCCAGCCCTATTGAAAATCTTCGATGAGATCCTCGTGAATGCGATCGATCGCAACTCCCTTCATCCCAAGAATGTGACAGCCATCTCCGTTTCCCTCGACAAAGAGACGGGTGCAGTTACCATTGAAAACAACGGACCACTCGGGGGTATCGGTATCAAGTTTAACGACAAGGAAAATGTTTGGAACCCCGAACTCGTATTTGGACATCTCCTAACAAGTACCAACTATGATGACAGTCAAAGGCGGATTGTGGGAGGCAGGAACGGGTATGGAGCCAAGTTGACGAATATTTATTCGAGCGATTTTTCAATCGCGATCAAAGACCATGAAACGAAGCAAACGTATACCCAAAAATGGTCCAAAAATATGTCCGTTTGTGAACCACCAAAAATAAAAAAACATGCAGGTGCTACATCTTCCGTGGCTGTAACTTTCACCCCAGATTGGGGGCGTTTCAAGATGTCTAAAATGGACAACTCCATCTACAAGATTTTTCAAAAGAGAGTGTGGGACGCGAACATCTGTACTTCGGCAAATTGCAAAGTGAAGTTTAACGGTGAAGTTCTTCCCAAACAAAACTTTGAAGCTTACGCGAAGATGCACGGCTTTGACAAAGTACACAGTGCTACAACCGACCGCTGGTCTGTGTGTGTCGGACCCTCTGAGGACGGAATGCAACAGGTATCGTTCGTGAACGGTATCTGCACCACTAAGGGTGGTACGCATGTTGACCATGCTGCCTCACTCATCGCTTCTGGAATAATCGAAGAGATGGCCAAGAAGATCAAGCTCAAGCCTCAACAGGTCAAAAACACGTTCGCCATCTTCGTGAAGGCAACCCTCGAAAACCCAACCTTCTCGAGTCAGGTCAAGTCTGAGTGTACCCTCAAGGCTCAAGATTTTGGGTCCAAATTTGAAATGCCCAAAACCTTTGTCAAAAACGTTTTGAAGACGGGTGTTTCAGATGAACTCACGGCGCTTTCGAAATTCAAGGAGATGAAAGAACTGGCTAAGACTGATGGCGGTGCACGAAAGTCAAAGATTACAGGGATCCCAAAGCTCGATGATGCCAACAAGGCGGGTACAGCTCAATCTGGGCGGTGCACACTCATCGTGACTGAGGGTGACTCGGCGAAGACCCTCGCCGTCGCCGGCCTCTCCGTGGTTGGAAGGGACCACTACGGAGTCTTTCCTCTTCGGGGGAAATGCAAGAACGTGCGTGATGCCTCTGTCGCACAGTTGACTTCGAATCAGGAATTCAACGATCTCAAGAAGATTCTTGGTTTGCAACAAGGTAAGGAGTACACCAACGTATCAGAACTTCGCTACGGTCGTCTCATGATTATGACTGACGCTGATAACGATGGTTCCCACATTAAGGGTTTGATTCTCAATCAACTGCATTATTTCTGGCCCAGTCTCCTCAAGTTGGGTTTCGTGGTATCGATGGTGACACCAATCATCAAGGCTACTCGTGGTACCCAAACGAAATCCTTCTACACGGATTCAGCATTTCGCACGTGGTACGGTAACGGTCAATCCGGGTGGCGCATCAAGTATTACAAGGGTCTCGGTACATCGACATCGAAAGAAGCCCGTGAGTATTTCTCTAAAATCGAGGACCTCACAGTCAAGTTTGATGTTGATACCATGACTGACGAGTCTATCGTTTTGGCTTTTGACAAAAAGAAGGCCGATGACCGTAAGACATGGCTTCTTGAGAGTACAGCAAAAAATCCAAAGGACCTCGAAATTCCATATGGTAAAGTCAAACATTTGGGTATCACCGACTTTGTACACAAAGACCTTGTGAACTTTTCACTCGCGGACCTCAAACGTTCTATCGCTCACGTTTGTGATGGACTCAAACCGTCCCAAAGGAAGGTTATGTATTCGTGTTTCCAAAAGAACCTGACCGCTGAGATGAAGGTGGCACAGTTGGCTGCTTTCGTGGCTGAAAAGAGTGCCTATCATCACGGTGAAGTATCTCTCGCAGAGACGATTGTGAAGTTGGCGAATGACTATACGGGTAGTAACAACATCAATCTTCTTGAACCCTGTGGGCAGTTCGGAACCAGGCTCATGGGTGGGAAAGATGCCAGCCAGACGAGGTACATTTTCACGAGACTGACATCAGAGGCTCGAAAACTGTTCGACCCCAAGGATGACGCGATTCTTAATTATCTCGACGATGATGGTCGGTCTATTGAACCCGACTTTTACATGCCTACCCTTCCCATGGTTTTGGTGAATGGTACAGAAGGTATTGGCACAGGCTTCAGTTGTTACGTACCTCCGTTCAACCCCGAGGATATTCGTGAGAACATTCTCAACTTTCTCCACAACAAGAGTCTCAAGCGGATGAAGCCGTGGTTCAGGGGTTTCAAGGGTAAAGTTTTCGAACAAGACGATGATTCATGGGTAACTCGGGGTCTTTGGACGTGTGTCGGTAAGACGATTAAGGTGACTGAACTTCCACCGGGTCGATGGACACAGGATTACAAGGAACACCTGGATAGTCTCGTCGAAAAGAAGATCATCGGTAGCTTTACCAATAACAGTACGACGGAAAATGTGGATTTCCTCATTCAAGAGTATAACGGTAAGGATGTCGTGAAGGATCTTAAACTGGAAAAGGTTATTCGTACATCGAACATGCACCTTTTCCACCCGACGCGGGGTATTCACAAGTACAACACACCCGAAGAAATTTTGAGTGACTTCATCAAACTCCGTTACGAGTATTACAAAAAACGAAAAGAGTATCTCATCAAGGTTCTCGAGGCAAAATCGAAGATGTGTGAATACAAGTCGAAGTTTGTCACTATGGTCATCAATGGTGACATCATCGTCTTCCGCCGTAAAAAGCAAGAACTTGAGAACCAACTTTCCAGTCTCTTCCCCCAAATCAATGGGTCTTGGGACTATCTCCTAAACATTAAGACCGTTCAATACACGGAAGAAAGCGTACGAGAACTTCTGAAGGAATCCGAACAGGCGAAAAGGGAACTCGAGCTTATGAGGTCTACAACACCCGTGAACATGTGGGAAACGGATATTAAAAATATGTAGACAATAGATAAGTATGGGTGAAGCCGCTAAGATTTCTCTCAAAGCTATTGGAAAGCAAGATCTACACTTACTTTCCAAAGACCCAGAAGACTCGTTCTTTAAGGACCGGGACATGACACGACACTCTGAATTTAGGAAGTATCACAGAAGTCGTAATATCATTAACCCGGGTCAGGTGACCGGGTGGCCATTTGGTCAAACGATAAAGGTTCAGTTTAATCCTCAAAACATGGGTGATCTTTTGAGTAACATGTGGTTGAGTATTACCATGCCTGGTCTGACCGATTTCGGTGCTGGTAAGAACTTTGCGGATCAACTCGGTAGACACATTCTCAAGAGTGTCACCATGTTTGTCGATGAACTCGAGGTGGAGAAAATTCACGATGACTGGGGAATCATATACGACGAGCTTTATTTAGAAATGTCTGAAAAGGTGGCGAATAGGTTTCTTGTGAATAGAAGTATTGGTTACGATGATTCTACTCTAGACAACTTCGACGATTACGCGCAGTACTCATCCGATCTCGTGATTCCCCTCCACTTCTTCTTTTCGAGGAAGTATGCGAGTGACGAATACGCTTCGAATAAACCCAACCGTCCATACTTTCCCATATGTGCGGTGCACCGCCAAAAGATTGAGTTTGAGTTGGAGTTTCACAAACAATCGTTCTTCACGGATACCGGTTCGGCTATACAGCTTCCGGAGTTTAGACTCATCACCGAAGAGATTACCGTGAGCCCTGAGGAGCGGAAGTTTTTTGCGACGGAGCGTCAAACGTTTGTGACAGATATCGTACGTAAACACCCAACCATAGTGAGCGATTTAAATAAAGACATCATCAGAAACAATCTCGTTCCAGACATTCCGGTGA